GGAAAGTAATCTCTCAATGATAAATGGAAACATACCTAAAGAAGAATCCCTAGAATAATTTGCGCTACCATGATATATGGTAGCAAGTTCATCTGGTAATGCGTTGAGTGTTTGTTTAATATCATCAACAAATCGCATGTATTCAAGCCATGCTTTCTTTGTTGTGACAAAATAACTACAGAAACACATCTGCTTTTCAGTCATAATAGAATCTATCACTGTATAATCATACCCATTTTTATCTAAAACATACCTCATAATTTTTTTGATGCCGGGATGAAAGTATTCGCCTTGCTCCCATACATTTAAAAATATAACGCTTTGTATTCTAGCATGATTGAAAAGATAAAATTCTTTGCCTGGATTTGATATAATTTCATCATATATTTCTTTTGCTTCGTATCTCAACTTTTCTTCAGCACGTGGACCAAAAACACCATAGAGTTCAGTTGCATGTTGACCGCCTATGATTTTTTTAAATGAATGATACTCTCTGAGTTCTGGACGTTCATTTGATGTATTGTCAAATGGTATCATTGGTGCTTTGACTTGTGATATCTGATTCTTCTCAAAGCATATTTGGTATAATGTTGGTGTCATTCTTCTATCATCGCACCGTTTGGTGCTAATGCTCCTTCAATACCGATTTGTTTAACATTTTGTACTAGTGTTGGATCTAATCGTTTGTACAACAGATGTTCAATATCAATATATCCTCCATTGTTCACTCTTTCTAACATGTCATTTACCATTACAGCATAGCATTCTTTTATGTATGTTGCAAGTGCAGCATCGAAACTCCATAGCCGACTCATATATTGAAGTGTAACTCCACCAGTTACCTCAGAAGAAAATTGACTTTTTAATGGACCACGGATGATAATTTTATTAATAGCTTCTAAATGATCCTCAAAATTAAAATTATCATTTAATCTATATCTACCACTGATCTTAAAAACTCTTCGATGATTTTCAGAAATTTGTTTATCATAATCATTTAAAAATGTGGAATACATGTACAGTTCAATAAAGTTTTTCACCACATCATGATTATCTATCTGTTGTACATTGATTACATTTCGATTCTCTGAGAAGTTATAAAATTTGTCTATGTAATTTCTAAGTTCATTACCATAGTCATCAGATATATTTTTATAGCCGCCATCCAAAACATATACGGTGCAATCAGGAACTTTACTTTTTATAGACCTACATGTTCTTAATGTTTGAACAAGTCTTTCTTGAGTATTGTATATACCATGTTTTGCATGAATAGCTGAAGAAACTAAAAATAAACAATCACTTTTTCTTTCGAGTTTTGGCAGCATTCTTATTCACCTTCGTTTTATCATCAATCATTTTTTGAACAGTTTCCTGCTTTTTCTTAAGTCTTTTTAGAACTTCTTCACCATCCATCCAGATATCTTTGTTATCTAATATTGAAGATATTTCTTCTTCCGTTAGAAAGTTTTTATATGAACCTCTAAGAATTTTTTCTGACCACTTTCTTTCATGTATAATATTATCGTACATTTCACCACCTTTACCCATAATGATACTTGAGTAATTATGAAACATAAAGATAGAATGTTCTGAAATTTCAAACGCATTACCAGATAAGAATATCATCGTAGCAGCAGACATACATGCACCTTCTACTGAACAAATCACTTGTGCTGGACATTCTGCTAGTACACGCATGAATTGTATAGCCGTAAATAAATGACCACCTGAAGAATTGATATGTAATTTTACAATATCATTTTCACTTGTGTTACGAATTGTATCAAACATTTCAACATAGATATCTGGCTCTTTTATTTCACCTGATATGTAGAATGTGTGTAAATGTGCTAATGGTTTAGGATGAAACTTATTTTCTTTACCAAAATCTAACAAATCAATTATTTTATCAGACATTTTTATTTTCCTCATGAATAGCATACTTACAAACAAAGTATGCATCAATAATATCTGAAGATGGATTCCATTGTTTTTCTGTCATACTTAATTTATCCTTCAGATTTATACCAGTCTCATTTATAAACGCCTCTTGCATTTTTTCTTTGTTTGCGTTTCCTTTACCAGTTGCAAATTTCTTAATAATTGTCGGTGGAACAATAATTACATTAATACCAAATCTCCAAGCCGTATGTTTAAATATACCAGTATTCTCTGCTATGTCAAAGACACGACCTTTTGATCCCATAGAGTATCCTTCAATATAACATTTTTGAACACCATAGTCAAGCATCATATCAAGAAAATGGATCGCTATTAAATCATAACGCTGAATGGAGTGTGAATATTCTAAGTGTCTACCTTTAATGTTATCAAATTGAACATCATATTTTTTAGATGTGGTTAGATATGAAAAGATACAATTTTCATAATTAAAATCATAATTTGACAAGCACATTGCTGGGCTTGTCATCGAATAATCTAAACCAGCAATCATCTTTTATTCCAAGATTCTCCGTCATCTTCTTCCCAGTCTTCAACGTCTTCGTCCCAGTCGTCACACTCAGTGACATCATCTTTATCAAATTTTATACCACATGATGGGCAGAATGCAGGCTCATCGTCCATGTATATCTCACCATCACTTTCGCATCCTACACTGCAATAAAACTTATACGTCGGCATAGTTCTCTCCTTTACGCTGCCTTTGCCCACACTTCATCCCAATTACCACTGAGAGCGCCTTTTGCATAATCGGTTGCACGGTTCTCAAAGAAGTTGGTATGCGTTGGTGCATTAATCATTTCTTCAACCCAGGGCAGAGGATTCTTTTTGACTTTCATGATTCCTTTAAGGCCCAAGCTAATAAGGCGACGGTCAGTAATATAGCGGATATACTGTTTAACGTCAGCAGCGTCCAGATCAGCCACACGTACCATGCCAAATGCCAAGTCAATAAACTTATCTTCCAAATCAACCATCTTAGTCGCAATGGTATAAATTCTAGATTTAAGATCGTCATTCCATATCTCTCTGTTTTCTTCTATGTATGTACGGAATAACTTAATCATTGCTTCAGCGTGCATAGTCTCATCAACAATTGACCATGTTACAATCTGACCCATACCTTTCATCTTACCGTGTCTTGGAAAATTCAATAACATAATAAATGAACTAAACAACTGCATACCTTCAGTGAATGCTGAAAATGCTGCAATGTGTTCAGCAGTAGATTGTTTGGTACTATTTTGAGAACTCAATGTCATAATGTAATCATGCTTTTCACGCATCTCCGCATATGCATTGAACTCTGAGTATGTTGTCTCTGGCATACCTAGTGATTCAATCAAATGCGAATATGCTGCAATATGTAATGCTTCACGACCAGCGAATCCTGCTAACATCATACGAATTTCTGGTTGTGGAAAATATGGTAAATAATTCTTTACATAACCACCTGCAACATCAATGTCACCTTGTGTGAAGAAACGGAAGATATGTGTAAGAAATTTCTTTTCATCTTCAGTAAGTTTATTCTTCCAATCTTTTACATCTTCAATCATTGGAACTTCAGTATGTAACCAATGCGCTTGTTCATGCTTTAGCCAATACTCATAAGCCCAAGGATAGTTAAATGGTTTGAAATAACTTCTCTCATCGGCTAGATTGTGTTTTGCTTTTTTAATCATTTTTTTCCTTTGTTGAATGCTTTGCTTCTAGTTCTCTAAGATCCATTGCAACATCTGCTACGCCATGCCAATCTTCTAATGCTATCATAACTTGTAGATATTCTAAAAGAACTTCTTTTTGAATATTAAAATTTTTATAATCCTTCATACTTCGTTACCTATATTTTTTACTTTTTCTTCTTCTATCATTTTTATGATGTCTTTGGTTAGTTTGATTTCTCTTTCTAACCAAAGCATCTTATCTTGTAGTTCGACCATTTTTTCTTTGTAGAATGCTAACTCTTTTTCTTTCTGTTCTTTAAGTGCATAAACATCTTTTAAAAGAATTATTTTACTCATACTCATCCTTCACATGCTAAACACACATCTTCAGTTGCTAATGCTTTCATATCTAATTCTTCAATGACTTTACGTTCTACTTTTTTAGAGACTTTATCAGCTTTCGAAATCTTCTCGCTGCGGCAGTAGTAAAGCGTTTTGAGTCCTTGTTTCCAAGCCATAAAGTGTACGGCGTGTATGTATTTGATGTTTGAGTCGGGTCTGAAAAAGAGATTAAGGCTTTGCGCTTGATCAATATGGGGTTGGCGATCAGCGGCATGCTGTATGATCCATCTTTGGTCAATTTCCATTGAAGTTTTGAAAACGTCTTTTGTCCACTCATCAAGAAATTCAAGGTGTTGAACGCTTCCATCATTGGCGATGATACTTGACCAGATTTCGTTGTAGTCCAATTTAGAATGGTCATCACATTTCTCCATAATAATTTTATCTAACCACTTATTTTTATTTAACCACGCACCGCTGAGAGTGTCTTGCCTATATGCATTTGCTCTATATGGTTCGATGGATGGTGATGTGTTGCCCATAATAATTGAAGAACTGGCGTTAGGAGCAATAGCCATAACATGGCTGAACCTAAGACCTGTACCTTTGGCATCAGGCGCTTCACCACGCTCATTACCCAATTCGATATTTGCATGATTCAATCCTTCACGGATATGTTTAAACATTTGTTTGTTTTTACTTACAGCCAAGGCTGACTCAAACGGGACTTGTACTTTTTGAAGGTAAGCATGAAAGCCGAGAGCACCAACACCAATAGACCGTTCACGGCTAGCGGAATAGACTGCTCTTGAAATGCTGTCAGGAGCATTATCAATGAAATACTGAAGAACGTTATCAAGCATCTCCGCAACGTCCCGAAGAAAAAGTTTGTCATTTTTCCAATCATCATAATACTCCAGATTCACTGAAGATAGACAACAGACTGCTGTTCTATCTTTATCGGTTGGTAAAATAATTTCGCTACATAGATTAGATTGTTTAATTGATAGACCTAATTTCTTTTGAAAGTCAGGCATTGTTTCATTGCTTGTATCAATGAAATGAATGTAAGGTTCACCCGTTTGCATTCTAAGTTCTAGAACTCTTTGCCAGATTTCTTTTGCTGATACAATTTCACGAACGGTACCATCGTGCGGATCAATTAAAGGCCAGTCATCGTTTGCATCAGGATTTAACATACATGCTTCAATGATACGCATGAATGCATTGGTAATATTTACACCATGGTGAAGATTCAATGCTCTCATATTAGGATCACCAGTAGGCTTCCGCATATCAAGAAACATAAGAATGTCGGGATGACTAATATCCAAATAAGCAGCGTAAGAACCCCGTCTAGTACGCCCTTGCCTATAAGCAAGGGACGAAGCATCATAAGTCCTAAGATGAGGCATAATCCCAGTAGACTTATCATCAGCAGACCTAATACCAACACCGATTCCAATTCCACCTCCTAACATTGATAACCAATTCACTTCTGATAACGTATTGACCAGACCTTCAGCAGAATCATCCAAATAAGGTAGAAAGCAACTAATAGGCAAACCCCGCTTCGAACGTCCGAAAGAGAGTATAGGTGTGCTGTAGCTAAGCCAGTGATTACTGCTATAATCATAAAGACGCTGACTGTGTCCTGGATTGCTACCAAATTTTGCTGAGACATATGCGAACCTTTCTTGCGGAGATTTTTCATCCTCTCGCATGTAACTTTCTTGTAACCGTTTGATGCCTAACTCATCAAATAAAGAATCTCTAGAGAAATCTACCCTAATGCCGTGAACAATATCTGCCATACGACCTCTTTTTATTATAGTGTTTTAATGATTGGAAAAACTTTTGATATAATTTCTGCACATGCTACTGCGATTTGCATGTGTTCTTTTTGTGTACCATTTGCTGATCTAAGTTCTACATAATGTATCCATGATCTAAGTGTACCATTCATATACATCTTACTGATTGTGTTACCTTCAGGCAATACAGACCTTGCAACTTCTTTAGCAATACCATTTTTGATAGCCCAATCGTATGCTGCTTTTGCTTCATGTATAACTCTCTTTTGGGCCCATTCCCATTTCTCTTGAAGATTTGCACCTTCTAATGTTGAAGGCAATTCTATAGAATTTTGTCTGTTATTGGCGTCTTGATACCTTGCTTCTCTAAGAACAAAATCGAGTTCTTTAACTGGGTCAGCATATCGCTGGCTAAATTCTTGAAATGCGAAACTTCGATGTCGGAGCATTTGTCTTGCAATGTCTCTTGTGGTTGTGATTTCAAGACATGCGGAGACCATTTCAAATGGTGACCAGTGTTTGTGTTCGATAAGGTATGCGAGTAGTTTTTCTGAGGTTTTTGTATTGAACTGATTGGATGGATTCGATACTCTTGCACAGAAAGCAACGAGGTCTTGTGCGCTTCTTGGGTAATCGGTAATTTCATCATCGCTGAAAGCACCTGGGTTAGTTTGTGAATAGGAAATTAATTTTACTCTCATACTTTCTTCCATTTGTTAAAGTTAATCATCGCTTCAAGCCCACGAAAAGTATTTTTATTTATTGTAGTGTAAATTTCATCCTGCGTTTTTCCAGCAAGAATCATTTCGTTTATATCTTTTTCTTCTACATCGGATGGCCAAATACATATTGTAGCATCAGCAGCAATTGCTGATTTAATTTCTCGAACAATCTCTTTATTTCTAGGCTGATTATCATAAATCAGTACGTGGTTCTTTACATATTTCAATGCTACAGTTAGATTTGAACTACCAACTGCGATTGAATTTGGTAAGAACATGCTATCAATAGGACCCTCTGTTACATAACATTTTTCTTGCATATTAACATTCTCGATGTTATATAACAAAGGTTCGTCTGTTTCTACGACACGCATTGTTATATAGCGAATACGGTTTTCTGAAATCGCTCTGGCTGACACAGCAATCAACTCTTTTTCATAATTATAAAATGGTATAACAAGTCTTGATTCATTAGTTGTAATACGATCTTTATAATTTGGATTAATTTCAACCAATCGTGATACGTCATTGACATAAAATAACATATTGATTCTTGGTTCTGGTATCTTTCTTTCTATCGCATACTTCCATGCTTCATGTGTATGACTTAACTTATACATTGGTGTAAGAATATTTGGATAAGTATTCTTCGTCGTGAAAGTTACAGGCTTGAAAACAAACGTTGGTTTGTGCGTAGCTTTGTTTCCATTTTCACCATCTTTATATCGTTCTAAGGTATATTCTTTATAGAGTGATGGATCAATTTGTTTCATTAATGTTCCAAGAGACATGCTCGTGGCACAATTATGACACTTATAAAACATACCACCTTTCTTCGCAAACAGGTAGCCTCGTGCTTTGTTTCGATTGGTTTGACTGTCACCGCAAATAGGGCAACGAAAGTTATAGAGATATTCGCTTTTTCTTGCAAACTTATCAAGCCGAATAGAGAGTGTACCTATGTACTTTTGATCAAGCCACATACTCATAAATGTATTCCATAATAAAGTATCATATAGTGCTTATAATATACTATAAGCACACATAAAGTCAAGTTAAAATAATTTTGATAACGCTTCTAATTTAACGTGTGAAAGTAACCAAGCAACTGCTACGATACCACCAGCTGCCATCCATTTGAATTCCCAAATCTTTTTAAGTTCATCATCTTCTTTTCGATTATGGTCAGCAATGTCTTTCTTCAATTCTTCAATCTTTTCCATAATACGTCTTTCGGTCGAATCAACTTTGTCTGAAAGATCCTTGCTAACGGTATTAATCTTTATATGAAGTTCTTTTACATCATTATTTTTATCTTCTTCTCGTTCTCTCATATCGTTATATATTTGATTAACAACTTTATCATGATTGTCAACTAACTTATCAATCACTGTATCCATTTTAGTACAGAGTTGCGTAAGAGTTGCCACTTGTGTTTTGAGAACCTCTACGTCAATTTTAACTTGAATGGTGTCATCACTCATAATCCTAACCAGTTTCTTTTTGGTGCTTCTACTTTAATTGGTTCATTCTTACATTTCTCCGCTAAAGCAATAGCACCAACCTTAGCACCACCGTCACCACCTTTAGCGATATCAGATATCGCTGCCCAACATGCTGTTTGACTCATCGTATTGTCTTTACTGACACTTTTTACAGTGTCGTAATACATTTGTTCCTTAGGTATGGCACAACTTGTAAGTAACAAGCAAAGCATAAAGGTGAAACCTATAACTGTATATTTCATCATTTGCTCCACACATCGTACCATGGTTTAGACTTCTTATCAGGCACTACAGTTTCATAAACTTTCTTTTGAGATTCATACCAATCGTTCCAACCATCAACTTTCGCTGAACATTCGTAATGAAGTGTATAATTTTCAACGATTACTTTCATCATGTCCGTTAATGATATTTTATCACCGACAACAGTTTTCAATGCTTCACATTTCTTTTTTAATTCTGCTGGCACTTCTGGCCACTGTGGAGCAATTGGAACTGGCTGCTTGAACATAGAACATCCAGATATTAATAGTGCGAGAGAAAAGATTATAAATCTCATTTCTTTTCTCCTTTACTTTCCATCGTCGCTGCTTTGTTATGAATTTCAACAGCAAGTTGTGGTACAGGGCAATTTGCTAAAGCATTTTCATATTCTTTCAGTTTGCTATCATACTTAGCACGTTCTTCAGGTGCCATATCTTTTACAATCTCAATCGATTTACCTGGTATAGGTATCTCTTTGATGATTGTTTCACCTTTAATCTTAACTTGTCTTACAGTTTCTATAATCTTTTGTTCTACTCGAACATTTTCAGTTTTAGACAATGCTTCAGCAGCAACAACTTTATCTTCCATTTCTTTAATCTTCGCTTGCCACTTTTCTTCATTGGCCATCACGCCTTGCATCCAGATTGAAAATATTAATATCATACCCATTATCACCTGAAATGGTAGTTTATATTGATTGAAAAATGGCAGTTTGCCTAAGAAACTTGCACCAGCTAAACCCATTATAGCACAAATCAGTAACAAATGATAGACCCATGCAGGCAAGAAACTAAACATCCATAATAGTTGATCCATTTTACAACCCCCTATTATCTAATTCGAATTGTTCACGAAACATACCAGATTTACCATACCGAAGAAAAATCATTGATCCAGTTTTATCGTCTTGAAGTATGATCGGCTTTTTTGGATACTTACGGCCGTATTCACGAATTGCATTACCAACATCATCGTTACCGACATATGTTTCATATTTTAGAAACTTTCTTTTACCCAATCTCGCTTTGAGATATCTTGATGTATCAACAACAAAAACATCGCTGTTAGCAAATCGACGCATCATAACTTTATTTGGTACAGGTGGATCACCAGTTGTTCCTGATACACCAGAACCAGTTACGTTTGCGATTTCTTCATGAAGAGTTTGACTGCCCATGTATGCTACAAATTTTTCTTCTAAATTTTCTTCGGTCAAATTCTTTTCTTCTTTGATAAGAAACAGTGCTGCCCCATAAGAAGCAAGTTTTGTTTTACCAAAAGGCAACTTACTTAATATTTTCTTTAAATTTAAAATAAGAACATCTAATGTTGTTAGCGAATCCTTTTCATCAAAAGTATTCCTATCATCAGGCTTCTTAATGATATTACCTTCAGCGTCAATAACACCTTGCTTATACGCTTCCCACTCATTAAATGGAGTAGTGAGCTTTCTCAGTATGCGATAAACAATATATAAGTCTACTAAGTTTGCCATTAAATCTTCTTCTTTAAACTGTTATATACATTTAAGTCTAATAACTCTACACTTTCAATCTCAATATAATTTAGATATAATAAAAATGCATTCAGTATGTCATGATTTTTAATTTCAATTTTATAATACAGCATGTTAACAGATGCTTCAACACCGAAGACGTTTGAAAGAGATATAATATGATTGAGTATCAGTCTCTCTTTCAAGTCTTTCTGTATCGAATACTTATTAATTAATCTTTTGACATATTTTAAAGTTTTTAAATCATCAAGAAACTCTAATATTGAAGTACAATTAGGATTCCTATAATTTTTTACTGCATAGTCATCAAAAGTATCATCATTTAAAAAAATCATTTAATTAGAACGTTAGCAACGATGCTCTTTTAATTACTGTTGAACTAATTGCAACATATATGTAATTACTGTCCCATCTAATTGTACCAACTGGCCATCCAGCTACTGAATTGTCCGAACTTGCCGGTGTAGACGGCGTTCTTACCACAACTGCATTTGAATTTATATCAAGTGCTGCTTGAGGATCGCTACATAATACACCAATTTTATTGCTTACAGCATCTACAAAAAATGCGTTGGCTGATGCATCCGATTCAATTCTTGTATTAGATGCTGCACCATCTTCATTAATTACAAGTCCCATTGTAAATGTTGTTGATACGTTTGCATCAAAAACAAAATCTTCAGCAGCAAGTGTGAATGTTGAATTTGATGCAACGTTTGCTGATGCAACTGTAAGTCTTGTTGTTTTACCAAACAAATCTTCTACAGTAATTTTTTTACTGACTGGTGTGCCGCTTGGATCATCGACAATCAACAAAATATCATTATTTGCTGGTGCTGTTAGTGCTGTTAATTGTGTGACTTTTTTATCTGCCATTTATTTCTCCTAATTTTATAAACCTCATTGAAGAGGAATGCTACTCCTGGGACTCAGGCCAAAATATAAATCAACTATCTTGAACAACGGTATCGTCTGGAGCATCGCTCGTAAGATTTGTCATTGCAACAATAATTTCCGTTTTCTTTCTTTCATTTCCATGCATATCAGTATAAGTCTTATGACGAATCCATCCCGGTGTAGAAATGCCATTTGCATTGTTATTCGCAACAAAAGATTCGGAGTTTGAAACACCGAAAATTAGATTACCACTGATATCAGTTGCATAAAGATATTTTGGCGTATCTTGACCTGTCGCTGTACCACCGGAAACGTTTGCATGATTCCATAATGGATCAATAGTCAAATATGTATTGTTTGCAATCGCAACAACTTTTCTTCGATTTGCATTAATGATAATTGTATCACCAATGTCCAATTCAGTTGTAAATGCAGTGCCTGTACCAACTACGATGGTATCATTCACTGTATTTGTTACGTCAACTGTACCAGTTAGACTGAAAGAGTCTCTTGTTCCCCATAAAGGCATGATTTTCTCCTTGTTAATATCCTAATTTTCTTAATTGAGAAATTGTG